CTGTGCAGAGTGAAATTTATTTTTCAAAACTTTTAGTGGGGGTATACCTAAAAATTTTTACCACCATTCATCATCTGACCATTTACTTTTCTTTCTGAATTCATTCCCTTTGAATATTCTGTCATGTTTCAACTCATGATGATAATGACATAATACTTGTAAGTTATCCTCGTCCAATTTCAAGTCTGGTCTATCTTTTAACTCAAGTATATGATCAACAATAAGTGTAGCAACATCATGAGACGTAACTATCCCTTGTCTCTTACATTGAATGCATTCATAGTTATCGCGCTGCAATATATATTCACGCATTGTTCGCCATTCTTTAGACCAATAGAATTTATTACGTTCGTCTGTAGTTTCATACACTTATCATCACACTCCTTTGTTAGTAAATAAAAAGAACACCAAGCTGATTAGGCTTGATGCTCTGCTGTCAAATATTAATTTGTAGTATGTTTTGTTTGTCTTAATCTTTTGACAATACCAATATACTATGTAAACCACTCCCACTACTACTATCATTCACTCCCAATTAACTCCCACATTACTCTCATTTACTTTCATCATCTCATTCAATTCTTTGAGTGCTGCATCATGTAATCTATACATTTTACTTTGAGAGCAATGCATATCCTGCCACACTTCAAACCAAGGTAAGTTGTCAAAGTATCTCAGTGTGATTACTTCTACATAAGATTCGTCGCTTAGTGAGTTGACGTAATACTTTAATTCTTGTTGCTCCGCATTCACTACTATTGATTGTTTGATAATTTCAGATTTTAAATCAGATATCCTCGCCAACTGGCCATCAAATGAATTACTCTTTGAAGAAGTAACAACTACTTTTTTTAATTCTGTAGTTGTATTTGTTGCAATGGCATTTAATTCTACCAACTGTTCTTTGTATCTCTGCAACTTCTGCTGCTCATTACTAAACTTTAAAAGTTTCTCTTTAGCTAAATTCGTCACTCATACAACTCCCTCCTTGTTGTCAGCTGTCAATCTTGTGTCAATCGACGAGGATTGACACCACTTAACCTTACTCTCCCAATCGATTTGCCGTTTAAAAAGTAAAATGTAAGCGTAGTTTTCACTCTAATATTATTATATATATTTACTACTTTTTATTATTTTTTTCTTTAAATATATAAAAGGAATAAAAGTAGGATTGACAAGATTGACACCCTCCAAAAATGCCGTCATATCAACTTTGAAGTGTCAATCCTCGTGTCAATCGAGGTGTCAACTGTCAATCCTCAACCCGGAAAAATGACCATTTTTATAACTTATTTAGTATAAAAAACCAAGAAATCTGCTAATTTGCTGGTCGATTTTGACCAGACATTTTATAACTTTCGTGGTCGATGTTGATATATCAAGGTTCATTTGACCACTAAAACGAGTGTCTGGTCGATTTTAACCACGAAAACAGCCAATTCTCTGGTCGGTTTAACTTTTTAGTTATTTTTTGACCAGAACAAATATCTGTTGTCTTTTACCATTTATTCGTTTAGTTGTCGTCTTATATCCCTCATAGCTACAAATATATCTACTGAATGAAACTTTACTTACTGCTTTTAATCCTGAATCATAACACCATTGAGAGTAGTCAGTGTAAACTTCAGCAACTAACTCACCATCGATATCTGTTGTTTTGAGGTAACCAATGATTGGGTTGTTCTCTTCTTTGAATTTATCCAACTCATCTTGAACACCAGCAGGTTCTGTAAATTTCTTACGCTCTATTACATCCAACATGCCATCAAGTGCTAACTGTGCCATGTACTCTAATGCTTCAGGCGCTAGCAGCTTATCAATGATCGTTGGGTCATAGTCTGAGTCTTGTGAACTGAACTTAGCCCGTAAAGGTACGATACAAATACGTCTTAGGAAACCATCAGAAGTATCATTGAATCGTGGTATGTCATTTGCACTGAATATTAATTTACTGTAATTCTTCAAGTCAAACGGATCTTTACCTTTTCGCTCCACTGATAACGGCTCACCTGTTACTAATTTCTTAAGTACAGATGTCTCATTGATGTAAGCCTTACTGATGTCATCACCAATGTTGGCTAACTTCCCAAAGATTTCAGCGGTTTTAAATCGTTCATCCACTTCCCGGATGTCTAAGGAAGATACGTTATTATTACCTAACATATGTCTTAACATAGTTAGCAGCGTTGACTTACCATTAGAACCTTTACCTTTGAGGATAAAAAACTTCCCAATTTCATTACGTCTGTATAATGTGTAGCCAAACATTTCTTCTATTAAACTACGAATTTTCCTATCCTTAGTAGATATTTTATCTAGCATATGATCAACCGCTTCACTGTAAGACTCTTCGTTATATCTAACTGGCAACTTATTAGTTGATATAATTTTAGGAGAGTGTGGCATGAGTATGTCATCAACGTAGTCATAGATACCATTAGCGAATACGATGTACCTCGTATCACTGAACTGTTTGACTGGTGCTTTTAACTTTATGTAAGCTAACACTTCTTGTCTGTTGTTACGTTTGAGTGTAGGTATTTCTTTTATCATGAAACGTTCGATATGATCATCGCCTAGGACATACACTCCAGCATCATAGATATGTATGTTGTTTTGAATACTGATGATGTTGTACTCATTAATTAAGTAATCACCAAATTTGTCATGTAGAAACTGCTTACCCTCATAGAACGACTGTTTCTTAAAGGCTTCATCACGAAGAATAGTTTTAAGTTCTCTTGGTTTAAGCGGTTTAATAGCTAGGTATTCGTTGATAATTTTAATTGTTTCAGCGATTTGTTCCTTGTTCAAACTGTTACGCTGCAACTTTAAAATGTAGTTGTAAAAGGTTTGATTTCGATTACCTTCGCTGATACCGTTTAAACCCTCACCAGCATCCTCATCATTTTTCTGTTTTCTTAGCGGTAATAACCATGCAGGCAAATCTGTTAGTTCATCTGCTTCAGTGATTAATTCACGCTTATCACCATCTATTTTAATTGGGTCAGCAGTCCACTTACTACCGATTTTATAATCAGTCAACATATCGATGTTACTGAACCATTTAATTTTGTTGGAATTAATAGATGAGTTCTTAAAGTAAAAATGTATACCGTTAGGCGTTTCTCTCGAGATAACAGGTATTTCTTTATCTTCAAGGATATCAAGTAGTAACTCGGCTTGGTCGATATCATCAATATCTACCATCACGACATCATCTTTTAAGATACCAACGAATGAGTCTGATTTACGCACTGTTTCAAATGCTAGGAATTTCGCTTTATCTTTTGGCTTACCAGCGTGTTTACCATTACCTCTAAGGAAACCTTTGTATAATAGATCATTGACTGTTTGTTCTGACAATATTTCACCTCCTTGTCGGTTTAGAAGTTGCGGTAATGTGGTGTATAATTTTGTTAGAAAGGTGGTGATAAAAATATGAAATTGGAATTAAGTGAAACGTTTGTAACCCCAAACATTGGGGAAATATTTTCTGAATCTACGCAATCGTTAATCAAAGGTTTAAGTAGTGTGATAGAAGATAACTTCTCATATCTGGAAAGTCTTAACCAACTTGCTAGTAACCTCATCGAACCACTCAATTTACAATTCGATAGGATGATAGAACTCCAAGAAATTAGTTTGGGTCTATCTATAATGTCAGAAAATTTAGTATTGAGTAATATAGAAGTGATGGAACATTTAAAATCTATAACTCTATCGTTTTCAGAAGCTATCTCATTGAGTATTTCTGATTACACATTTAGAGATATTCTAGATATTGAAGCTGACACCAGTAACCAAGTACATGTAGAAGAAAGCAAGCCTTTAGAAGACTTGCTGAATGAAAGTTCAAAAAACTTTGAATTGTCTTGGCAAGAAATCTATGAATATATGCTTATGTTCTCTAAAACACATCCGATCATTGCTTATATAATTATGAGTAATATAGACGACAAAATACCAGAAGTAACAGAAGCTATATTCTTTTGGATGTGGCGACATTTCCTAGAGTTGTTAACCTTCATACTGTCTTTAATCGGTATCTAGATTATTAGCGAGAAGCAAGCTTAACCGCTTGCTTTTCTTATATTTTAAGTTTAGCCAATTCTTCCGCATTGAAACCTTGAAAATCATATTTGATACCGTCAGCGTCTGTAACTTCAATCACTGGCATTGACTGGTATCCTAAAACCTCTTTAACATAGCTTAAAGCTTCTGCATTATCTTCTACATTAATTTCTGTATAAGGTACATTTGCCCACTTTAACCAGCGCTTTACGTTTTCACAATTACCACATTCATACTTTGAAAACACTGTTACTTGTTTAGTCATAATTTATCCTTCCTTATCTGTGATTGAGATAGCAGAAACATTCTTACCAACCGACTTCTCGATAAAATCCTCTGCATTATCAATCAAAATGCTGTCAATTCTTTGTTCTTTTGTTAACGGCAAGTCAGAGTATGTGATAGGAAAATGAATACTCAAACCCATATCTTTTGATAAGTCATAAATGTGCTGCGCTTGCTGAAACGTGCTACAAAGGATATATCCTTTATTTTCACTAGCAAGCTTAATCATGTCGTAAGTTTTCCCTTGACCTCTGCCTTTATAAATAACTTTCATAATTATCCACATCTCCAAATGTTTTACTTATTTCAATCTCAACAATTTCAGTTTCAATATTAGGTCGCATACTCATTCGATATACCACCCTTCTGCTTTCATTTTTTCTAAAGTATCTTCTTCTGAAGCATTTTCCATGCCATCAAACGCCTTTTCTCGATGTGCGTACAAGTCGATGTAACTTTCAGGGTCTAACTCGCTATTCTTACCCTTGGCTTCTTTTACTGTATTGGCGAAAACTAGCTCATTACCCGCATCTTCGTTACTATATAGTCCAAGAACATAAGCTTTCATTCTCCTACCTCCTCAATAGTCACAACCACTACCTCACCTTTATGTCGTTCAGCGCTAAGTTTCGCTTGCTTCTGGGTTAAATAAAGGTCAGCTTTTCCAAATTCAACTTCTTTAAAATAACTACTCCCAGCTCTTCTGATGTAACCTTTGTCTGTTTTAACAGCATATCTAGTAGCTTTCATAATTTACCCTGCTACCTCCTCAAAGTCAGCATTTGTATCGTTGATACCTAGTTTGTTCCACTGTTCTATTGTCATTTTAGTTTTAGCAAAAAATCCTTCTTCTTTGTTACCAGTATATAACCCATGCACCATAGGGCTTGTGACAAGCAAATTGTAGTTCCAAAATACATATTCATCCTCAGTTAGTTCCCACCCTTTAATTCTCGCATAATACAATGGCTCTTTTTCAATCTCATATCCAATAACCCAAGCTTTTGCAAAATCGTCTACCTTTTCCTCGTTAAATAGCCAATCCATCATACTATTAGATAAATTATCTGTGATAGCGCCGTAAACAGTAACGCCTCCGTCTTTGCAAAACTCAATCCAATCAGCCACAAACTGTGGAATTACTGGTTTTTCAATTTCAATTTTCATAAGTTATTCCTCCTGCTCTCCGTATTCTCCGCCATTTTCGTAAGTTGCCAATAAATCGACAATTTTAGTAGGTTCTTCATCAGACCATTTGACCTCTGGGAAATTGTCGTTCTGAACGGGTTGACTATCGAAAACTAAATAAATATCCCAATAACCCATTTTTTTGGCTTTCCCCGGTAAACCATCGTAGGCACATAAGATACCGTTCTCATCCCTAGCTAAGTAAAGGTAACCATCGTAAGATAACCGTCTAAGCAAATCTTCATGATTAAGGTATACTGAGCCCAAATACTGACCAGCAATTATCTTCATTGGTCGTTCAGTCTTAAACACTGGTCCACCATCTGCATACGCTATTACAGTTTCAATTGGTTGCTTATCATCATTATCTTGCAACTCAATCAACGTCATTACAGCATAGTTTGCTAAGTCCATTAGCGTATCTTCAATACGTTCATCATCAACACGCTGGTCTTTAGTTGCGAGTGATTTCAAACGATTGGTTTTGTCAGAGATACGGGTAATTGCTGAGATAATACCTAGTTCAGCAAATGTTTGACCGAATGCGTCACCGTAGTCGTGGTTTTTAGCGATATATAGTTCAGACATTTCAGTTATGATATTTTTAAATTCTTGTTGTTTGTCCATTTCAAACTCTCCTAAGCTCTAACTTTCTTAATCATCTGCCAAGATACTTTTGAACCGCGTGTTGCGATGTTTCTAAAAGTGATTACTTCTTTAGCTCGTTTACGCTTTTTAACTCCAGTTGTTTCATCACGTAACAGTAAGTCATCTTGGTAGTACTCTCTAAATCTTAAATATTCAACCCAACTGGATAAGACGACTTCATTCCGTTCGATGCGGCTGATACGGTTATCACTTGTTTTCAAATCAATAGCTGCTTGTTTACGTGTAATTTCTCGTTGAGCGCGTAATTTCTTAATCCGCTTACCGTCAACCAAACCAACCTTATTTAATCGCTTTTGGTATAATCGTAAATTTTCTAAACTGTTCCAATCATCTCCATATACTTTCCCAATCGCTTTTTGTAAGTTATTGGATAATTTATTTGTTTCTTTGGAAGTTGCAATCCATTGATATGGTATGTCTGCTTGTTTAGAAATTTCTGCTCCCGTAACACCATAGTTAAATTGCAATAAGTCGAACGTATCAAATACTGTATAACCCATTCTTAATCCCTCCTATATTTTTAAAATGGCAACATGTCATCTGTAATTTCATCCGGTTTAATATAATCAATTGTCTTGGCTTTAAAATCTTCTATCCTGTTCCACGCTTCAGCGATGTACCATGTGTAATCTAAATACTCTGGTATCGACTTACCACGAACATCTGTATTATCGATAAAAACAAGCTCTGGTATACCAGCTATTGAATGTAAGCCATTCGATTTAACAGCTTTTAATTCATTGTGCTGTAAGCTATCTGAAGCGAATACCCTGTATACTTTACCTGTATACTCTAAGTACCCATATCTAGCCCCAATGCTTCCAGTCGGCAATCTAACGACTTTTTGAAAATCCATCAAGTCATTGCTTGAGAATATCGTTTCTTCTGGTTTCTTACCATTTAGCAAATATTCAACTACTGCCTTATTCAATATTGGCAAGTCATTGTCATACTTACTCAACTCTTTGGTATACGCACCTACTCGATGCACCTCGTCACCAATCAAAATATAATTATTTACATCTTTTAATATCACCCGATCTATTTCTTTGAAATCTAATTTGATACCGTATGAATCTTCCCATTCAGCACATATCTCATCAATCACATCGAAGTCATCATATTCAATCAAAATACCATCTGTGTTGCTGAACAATATCCTGCAGTCGTCTGCTAACATTTCCATCAATTCGACTAGTAATACTTGACCAGTCGCTACTATACTGTTACGCATTTTAAGGTCATACAGTTTGTTAAAGTTATCTCCCATCGCTCCGTAAGTATTATTGATTAGTTTTTTATATGCCTGTGCTTTTCGCTTATTACCTACATCCTTATAAGCCAATCGCTTATCATAGACTTCATTGAATTTATCTCGATTCGTTAAGTTTCTACTATATAAATCATACTCAATCATCAACGTTGGATAATATGACGTTGCATCTATTAATAAGAAGTCGCCAGTTTTATTCATCGGTTCAACACAACCGTGTATACCACCGCCAGCTATTCGATGCTGAACACCTTGCTTCACGTAATAGGTTTCTTGGTCTTCATCAAATATACCCTCAAACCAATCTGCTATTTCATTCGCCATATCAGTGTTAACTTCTGGCAGTATTAAGTCATACTTATCAGCTTGTTCTTCGCCTAATCCTTGTCTAGCACCAAATACTAAACTAGCCAATTGGCTATAAGACTTGCTGATGTGTTTAAGGTTTAATTTGAAGCTGTTTAAAATTTCTAATTTTGTTTCGAATTCATCGATATCGTCCATGAACACTTCAATAGTTTCAGCTACGTCATGCCTACAATAAAATTCCGTTAACTCAATTTCTTTTTCAGTTAATTTCCTATCTAAATTGAAATCGACTTGCGTTTCTTCAATATCATGACCGGCATGTGCTTCTGATTCTTTCAGTGAGCGTTTAGGTTTTTGAACGTCATACACATTTAACGGAAATAATTTAAAGTCATCAGTGTATTGCCATCCAAAGTTATCACCGTTGATAATATAGTCTGATATTGCATATGGATTAATTCCTAGCAATATTCCCTTTAAAATGTATTGGTCATATCCTTTGATGTTGCTACCTATCCAAACGTCTTTAATGCATTGTTCATACAATCTTGATAATGCAGCTGCGTCATTCACTATCACAATTGGATCTGTGTATGGTATCTCAACCACACACAGCCAATCATGCTTAAATACTTCAAAGTCAATAAACAACATAAGCCATTACTCTACTTCGAAAATGTCTGTAATCTTGTAAGTGTCGTAACCTTTCTTGTTTTCGCCTTTTTCCAATAAGTATTCAAATTGACCATCAATATCTTTGTACACTGTTTCGATTAGTTCAGCATACTGAGCAAATGATTCGAACTTAACATCTGATTTATCAGCATCCCATAGGTCACGTAACATAGTGTTAGCACCATTTACTTGCATACCAAAGTAGTCAACTGATGGATTCATTACTTGGTTAAAGAAAATTAGTTGGTTCTTGTAGCTACCTTCTAAGATCTTGAAGCGAATAGTCATCATTGGGTCGCCTTTTTTAGTTTCTTTCAATTCCATTTCAGCAACTTCCACTTCATAATCTCCATTTGGAATCTCTGGGAAATCTCCGCCATTTTCCGCTGCTTCATCTACCGCTTCTTGTAATGCATCTAGGTCTAGGTCTTTGTCAAATTTGTTCCAGTTAGTCATAATATATTTCCTCCTATGTTATCTATTAGCTACGACGACTTCTGCGACGGCGACGAGTTGTAGTTACTTCCTCTTCTTCGTCATCATCTTCTTCAACTTTCCGTGAGCGACGTGCTCGTCTAGGCTTCTCTTCTACTTCGTCATCTTCAATATCTTCTGCATCATCAGACTCTTCATCATCAACTTCTGGTTCTTCTTCAGTCTTACGAGAACGTCGTTTGCGTGCTGGCTTCTCTTCATCCGGTTTTTCTTCTGTTTCGGTATCAATTTCTTCTTCACTTTCTTTAGTTCTACGTTTACGTTTTGGCTTTTCCTCTTCAATTTCTTCTGACACATCTTCAGCCATTTCTACATCAGATAAATCTTCCGCCGCTTTACTCTTACGGGTACGTGAGCGCTTAGGTTGTTCTTCTGCTACTTCTTCGGTGTCCGTATCATCTTCTTCAACAGGCATTTTACGGCTATCCTTATAAGTTTTCTTACCTTTCTGGGCTTTCTCAAGCTCACTTACAAATTGGTCATAGTCTAAGTCAATTTCATCTGTTTTAAATTCGATACGGCTACCACCAAAACTATCTTTGTCTGAATTTAGTACCAGCACATGATCATCATCTGCATTAATATAAGCCCGAATTGTCATGTCAACTGTTCCAGATAAGAAATTGGCTTGCTTGTCATTAATGTTTGGTGCATAGTGGTTAATTTCAGCGCCACCTTTTAACTTAGTGGTTTCTACCTTTTCTTTACTGATATAAATGATTTGGTAACCTAACATTTTTAATCGTTTAATCGCATTGTTAAACTCTGTTTTGATTAAACCCCAACCTTTACCCCATTCACCATCAGACTCATGCTCCCAACCTTGTTGGTCAAATACATAAGTACGGCACAGCTCATATAAATCTTCTACTAAGTCAATCGCTACAGCTTCAAAGGTATTTTCTTCAGATGTTAAATCTGCTACTGTATCCAAGAATTCTTGCCATCCGTGTTCCGTTTTGATACGACGACCTTCTTTGATTTTCTTATCAGCTACTGCTACGACTGGTGCAGTTGTGTTGTCCGTATTACCGTCTGTATTGATGAACAGTACGTTTTCTACATTGTCTACAAAAGTTGATTTCCCAACATATGATTCTGCATAGATCCAAAAGTCTGGTCTAATATCAATCTTCTCTTCTCGTCGTTCATTTTTTGGTAATGCCATTATTATCTCTCCTTTTTCATCCTGTAATGCATCTAAGTAATTAGGCGGTGTGCCAAACTCTCCTGCTAATGCCCTGCAAGCGAAACACTCACCATTTGGGTCACGTAGCCACTCGTTTGAGCTACTAGCTATTTTTGCTTCAATCTCTTCAACCGTGTTAATGAAGTAGATATATTCCATATCATCATAATTAATTGGTAAGAATGTTAGTTGTTGACCGTCCATTGTTTCCATCAAACGCTTGCGAAACTCATTTGTTGTTTCGTTTTTCTTTCGTCTAATAGATGTTTTAGGTACGAATAAGTAAGATAAATCTCTTACCTTATACCCTTCCTGTTCCAACATTTCTTTATAAATGTGTAGTTGACCTGATGTTGCGTAATTTTTAATGCTGTTAGAATATTTAAAATCCACAACTGATACTGTTCCGTCTGGATGCTTAGCAATTAAATCGACAAAGCCAATGAATTCATCTGTATCGATTTTATGTTCATGTTCAAATTCCGCATCAGCGAACATTACTTTTAGAAACTCAACTGCTTTTGGAATCCAATACTCTAGTTTTATTTGTTCTTCAATCATTAGATTGTTTAGACCAGGAAAAGTATCAAGGTATTCTTTAACCGCTAGATCAATATCTTCAGTTTCAATTCCCTTGTGCATTGCTGTACCAATAATTAACGGGTTCGCTGCATTGTCGTAATCCGGCAATTCTTTTAACTTGTCCAAATATCGAATTTTAAAATGATAAGGACATCGCTTATACAGGTCTACACGACTGTAACTGTATTGGGTCACTTATGTTCACCCACCTAACTTTGTTATTTCATATAACTTCATGTCAAAATCTTGTTTGTTTTCTAGCGCTGACCAAACTTCTTCTTCAACTGTGCCAAGCGTTTTATACTGATATACAGACACTTTATTCTCTTGACCATTTCGATACGCTCGACCAAGTGATTGTTGATAGTCACCGTAACTGTAAGTTGGTGTGTAATAAATAACTTCTGAACAGTACTGCAACTCGATTCCAGCAGAACCCGCTTGGTATTGAACAAATGTCACTGTGTTATTTAACCCAGCCCATTCCGACTTATCAGGTAGACTAAACTTCCCACCACTTACTTGGTATATGGTTTTACCTAATTTACTAGCTACTTCAACTAAATCTTCTACCTCTTGTTTGAAATTGTAGAAAATGACCACGTTACGACTAGTACCTTCTAGGAAGTCTTTGGTATAAGCTAGCTTGTCTTTTTGATTAGCATAATATCTTAGACCACTTAATAATTTAGCTGAACTGTCATAGTCCACATCATCCAGTACGCGGTCTTTCTTAATCGTCTTGTACTCTTTAGATGGTTTAAAGTTAATGAACTGATATGTGATATCTGGTAAGTCCAACGCTTCATCTTTACTGATAGTCACTGACACCGATTTGTACATATTCTCCAATTCGTCTTCTTTACGGTAACCAACAACTTTTTGAAACTGCTGTGCACCAAATTTCTGGTACTCCATGATTGCAAACTCACGGTTAAACTGTGTTTTGTTCTTAGCAAAACCAAACATTTTGAAATAGTTGATTGCATCACCCCAACCGTTTGGCATTGTGGTAGCTGATAATAAACAGAAATGAGTTGAATATTCTGCTAATTTAAATGCAGCTTTACCTCGTTGACTTGTCGAATTTTTAGCCATGTGACATTCGTCAAATAGTACATAATACCCTTTGAACTTAGCCCAATTCTTAGCAACTGAACCCCAAGATAATAAGGCGTATTCGATGTCAACTTCGTAATGGTTAGCAATAAATTCTATCTCTCTATCCCAACCACCTTCTTTAATCTTAGTAGGTGGTGCGACAACCAATAGTGGTTCACCATTGTTGTATTTAAGATAATGATGAATACCCATCATGGTCTTGCCTGTACCTGTATCCGCTGCAATAATATAATTGGGTTTTGATTGGTCTAAGATTTTTTGTTGAAAACCATATAGTAGATTGTCCTTAGCCACTTACTCACCCCTTCTTATATAGCTCTAGTAAAGCTCGCTTGTGTTCTTCGATGACTTTGACTAGATTTTCTTTTTCTGCTGACAAATCAACATGATCTCGTTCTGTTCGCATCAATTCTTCATCGACATATTCTAAATGTCGTTCTAGTTCGTCAACCCTGGACTCGATTGTGTACTTCACATTTTCTGTCATATCAAATTCTCCCCTCTCAATACTTCTTTCACTTCCTCAAGTGACTTAGCTACCATGCTCACACCGCCAGCTTTTCTGATTTTTTTAAGCTTAGATTTTTGCAATGCACTCACTACTCCGCCTTTAGGTTTCTTAACTTCAATTGCTACGAATACACCGTTCACACAAGCTAATATATCTGGCGTCCCTGCTGGCACCGAACCGCCTAAGGTCTTTATATGGTAAGCACCTATATTGTCTAGATAGCGCTTAATTTCGTTCTCGACTTGCTTTTCAGGTAGGACCATGACTACACCTACTTAGCAGTAATACGTGCGTATCCTTTACGCTTTGTTACTTTTGGATAATCCTCCAACAATTCTTGGTGTAATTCTGGTTCTTTCTTTTCCAACAATTTAATGTCTACTGATGTTGCTTCTGTTGGTTCTACATAAGTAATTTTTACGAAGTCATTATCGATTGATTTAACGTCGTATTCCTCCATCAATCCTTCGATATATTTTCTGTTTTGAGCATCAATTTCTTTTAGCTGCTTCATACTTTTACTCACTTCAGAAATCTTTTGCATTGCGCCTAACGCATGTTCTTCAAATTCCATTAGGTTATTTTCTGTCGTCATCATGTACGCTCCTTATATTTGTGCTATAATTTGGATAAGTTTTTTTAGTTTTGAGTCCTATGTTCCCGCATAGGGCTTTTTTTATTCTGTCTGCAATTTAAACACCTCCTTAATTGAAGCTTTTAGCTTCATCAGAAAATTGCTGCTCGATAATCAGGCTGTCGTAATAATCATTAATGCGTTTAATATCATCTAAGTGTTCTCTTAAATTTGTACCGTCGTAATCATTGATAGCTTTTTGAATCTGCCATCGACGGTTTTCTTCGATGATGTCTACTGGTGAATTGCTCATTTGTACTCATCCCCATGCCACATAAAAATGTCTGCATCTCGTGCATTGATCCATGTATAGGCTAATGAGATGATAAAAGGTACAAATAACAAGACTGGTATCCAACCTGCATAGCCTTGGTAGATTGTTTCTACCATTCCAACAAAGTAGATGACTGTTACGATTGACCATACTAGTGTATTTTTAGAATATTTATTCATAACTAAATCTCCTCCAACTTATAAGTGTGTATCTCTACTAATTCTTTCAACCTTGGTAAGTCTTGCTTGAATGTGATTGTTCTACTTCCAGCAGTCGCAAATTCCTTATTCTCGTTAAACCAAAGAATAGGAATCACATCGTAAAGTGAATCTTTTCCTGTGCGCTTGTGATAGCCACGATATGGACTGAAATAAGATGGATTTTCATCCACAAATTCTCTGAAATCTCGTAAGAAGTTTGATACATTTTTTTGATTAATTAGCACCTTTATATCTTTGGCGTACACATATGGACTATGCATAGCCCTTACTTTTACTACTTCCACTTCACTCACCTACTTAATTCCTAAATATGTTTTAATTTCTTCGACTTTCTCTATTGCTTTCGGACCAGTGCGTTTACCACGAACAATATCTGATAAGTAAGCATCGCTAATACCGATAACTTGAGCTAACTGTCTTTGTGTCATTCCCTTACGTCTTAAAGTAAGTAAAATTCGACCTTCTAAATCTTCACTCACATATTTCAGCTCCCTTCCTTATATAATATTTGCTAATTATTTAGCTAAAATCATTGACTATTTTTAGACTTTGTTTTAATATCTAGGTATAGCAAATAAGCCTAATAAACCCTATAACTTAGCCCATTTCATTGTCTTGGCGGACGAATAGGCGAGTTGTTTTAAGTGACTTATTAGCTAAATAATTAGCTTATGAACATAGTATATTAAAATAAAGTCTAATTGTCAAACTTATTTTTAGACTTTGTTTTAAAATATATGTGTCAAGCTCAGGAGAGATTGATATGACGGCATTTGACAGACTTAAATTTCTTGCAGACAGGCAAGGAATGTCTATAAACGATGTTGAATCCAAGATAGGTTTAGGAACTAATACATTATATTCGTGGAAAAAGAAAGTTCCTTCTGGTACTAATTTGCAAAAGGTAGCTGAGTTATTTAACGTCTCAGTAGATTACCTATTGGGAAGAACAGATAATCCAAAAGTTAATACTGATGATACTATACTAGCAGCACATATAGCAGACGATGTAACTGAAGAAGAATTGGAAGAGATTAAACAATTTATTGAATTTATTAAGTCAAAAAGGTAGTGATTATTTGAATGCAATTGAGAAAATCATGTCTGAATATGATGAATTTAATTATGTTTTTCACCAGAATATGCCTAAAAAATTACATGGGTTGATTGATGGTACTACTATCTATATTAATGATCATATAACCGATAAACAAAAATTATCAGCAATTATGGAAGAGGTTGGTCATTATAAAACTTCAAGCCATTCAGATATTACTGACTATAAAACTAATGCCAAAGATGAAGCAGTAGCACGAAGATGGTCTTATGGGCAATTGATACCTGTAGACCATATAGCTAAATACCAAGAGAGTGAAGATGCTGTGTTATTATATGAAATAGCTGAAGATTTAGAGTTACCAGAGAATATTGTGGAAAGTGCTATATATATGTATAAGATTAAGGGTATGATTTAGGAGGATAATATTATGAAGAAAATAGTTTTATTGGGTATGTCTATATTTGTGTTGGGAGCTTGTGGGAATAATACTGATACAGAATCTGAATCATCAGAAGAAGTTTCTAGCGAACAAGTCGAATCAGTGAGTGAAGAAGTTGAAGCGGATACGCAGTCTAGTGTGAGCTCAAGTCAAGCTGCTAGTAAAGATATACAAATAGCCTTAGCAACTAACGAAGGTACTGATTTTAGTTTAAATGAATACACCACGCAAGCAGATGAAGATAATTACATGAATTTGGCAGGTTATACAAATGAACCAAGTACCGTATACGTTATCTATGACGGTACAGTTATAGATGCTTTTGAAACTGGTGACGATAGTGCTTTCTTATATAGTACCAAATCCAATGAAACTGATACTACTATCTATCTAACGACTGATTCTTCACTTAATGTTGGTGATATTCTTATCTTGATGGAATCACTGGAAGACGAACCAATTAAAGTAAACATATCACCCAATGAATCTTATCTAGCTAGTGAGTCATCGTCAGAGATTGTGGTAGAAAGTGAAGAATCGATTGAAAGTATTGATTTAGATAATGCGCGAACTGATTTAACATATGATGATTTGATGCGTTACTCAGATGATAGTTATGGAGAATTAGTCGAATTATCTGGTACAGTTCTTCAAACAATGCAAGGTGATGGTGAGATTATACATCGCGTGGCTTTGAATGACGATTACGACACGGTCGTGTTAATTGGATACGAGCCAGGTACAGCAAGTACCAAAATTTTAGAAGATGACTATATTACTTTTGTTGGAACCTCATTAGGGACTACCACCTACGAAACTGTAATGGGTGCAGAAGTCGAGATACCGGTGGTATACGTAGAAGAGATAAACATAAATTAAAACAAAAACACCCCACTCTACACTTTGGTCGGTCGAAGAGTGAGGTAGTCTGAAGTTCAACAAAACGCACTATGTGTGTGTGTGCTTTTTGTGTACCTATATTTTAACATAAGAAAGGAAGTTTTGGTATGTGGTCAGAAAAAACACCTAACGGAAAAGTAAAATTTGTTGAACGATATAAAGATCCGCTTACAGATAAAACTGAACGTGTAAGTGTGACAATGGAAAAGAACACAGCAAGCACTAGGAAGCAAGCTACTGCAATTTTAAATGAAAGAATTGAAGAATTAATAAACGCACCACAAAGTGGTTTAACTTTAGAGGATGTGGCAAACGATTGGTTTAAAGTACACAAGCAAAATGTTAAACAATCTACTGCCCAGCGAACATATAACAATATAAAGTTGTTAACCAATAAATTTGGTAACGTTAAATTTGAAAAATTAGCAGCAAATATGATTAATAACTACTATTTAGAGTTGTTAACAGATGGTAGATATAAATACTCATCAGTCGTACTCGCCAACAATACATTGAAACAAATAATAAAATTTGCTTTGAAGTATAAAGGGATTGACCAACATGTGTTGCTAGACCTGCTAGAAGTTCCTAAAATCAATCGGTCTGAAAAGAATAAATTGAAGTATTTAGAGCCTGATGAACTAAATCAAATTTTAGAACACTTTAAAGTTGAAGGTAATGATGAGTATGCGCGTATGGCAATCATACAATCTGGGACAGGTATGCGATTTAGTGAAATGGTGGCTTTGAATTTTGATGATGTTAATTTAGAGGAACACACGATTGTTGTCAGCAAAAATTATGACCATGACCATAAAATATTTACCGCTCCTAAAAACGGTGATGATCGTGTGGTATTTTTTAATGATGATGTGAAAAAGGCCTTAACTGAACAAATCCAACACGCTAAACTGAAAATGTTGGAAACGAATAAAAATAGAGAACAACGACTATTATTTGTAGGCAACACTGGCTATCCTATCAGACCTGCACAGATGAATGTTAGCTTAAAAGGTATTATAAGCAAGCCTGTGAGCACCCATTACTTTAGACATACGTTCATATCTCTTGCTGTTCAGAACGGCGTATCAAAGGAAATAATCGCTGAACAGGTAGGTCACGCTGACACTAAGATGATAGATAAAGTGTATGCTCACTTTACGAAAAAAATGCGAGCACAACAAAAAAACGCAATGCTCAATTTGAACATTGCGAAGTAGTTTGCCCCTTATCTGCCCCTTGGGGAAATAAGAGAGCTTATAAACGTTGATATATCAACGATTTATTCAGCAGCTACTGGGTAAACTGATACTAATGAATGCTTTAACTAGACATCGCTATAAGTAGAAAATACATAAAATCAACTTTTTAATTTTATCACAGGTCACCACAGATAGAAAAAAGAAAAATATTTGCCCCTTTTTTGCCCCTTGTTTTATAGGGGCTTTTTTCTATATTAATGTAGATATTTCCTGTTCAAACTCACTAACAACATCCCTGCTGCCTTTGGTCATCTCAAATACATATCTATACCCGTCAATTACCACGATTGCATAGGTAATGTATTTATCATCTATTAATCTAAATAGACTGAACACAGGACTACCCTTATAAATGGTTAACTTAGCATAGTCTAAGTTTGAGGTGTAGTCTTTTGATTGTAACCATGTAGGTATGCTGAATGTATTACTTACTTTATTTTTTGATATTAATTTCATATTATCACCGAATATATTATAACAGGAAACACAAAAAAAGCTCCTACCTTCGATTAAGGAAGTAAGGGCTTTTAACGTGCTAAGTTGGGAGCGAAGCACATAAATATTATAGCTTGCGTCACATGAAAAGACAATCCCCCACCGGTTAGGTTGAGGGGTTAAAATTGCGGTATAGGTTAACTTCTTTTAATTTTTCGCTTCTTATATACTGGGTGTATAAGTTGCATACTATTCTCATCATAAAACCCATAGTAATTTGCCATAGATTTATCTTTTTTTATTAAATTTTGCATGTCATTGCTAATTTTTCCAAATTTATACTTTGGAACTATTTCATTAATAAAATATTTCGTTATTATAATCGGCAAAGCGATACGATTTGTAATAAGATTATCTTCTCGTTTATACAAGTATTCCTTCCATTCATCACGAATTATTGGCACAGTCCGGAGCTGGAAGTCAATTAAATTGGAATTATGCGCAGCAATATTACGTACTAAATTTAGACACTTCATCCAACTCAGTAATTCGTTGTTTTTACATCCAAAGTAATTAGCTATATGTTTTAAATTATCTTTTGACATAATATCTAACATTTGTACTAGGCCACCAAACATGACCATTTTTGTCGCAAACCAAACTGGTGGATATTGAGGATTTGAACCTTTTTCTAATTTAGCACTTAGTTCAGGGTCACTTCTTTTTGTTTTACTAACTTGATATTTTATATCTTTTAGTATTCGTTCTTGAGTTTTTTCTATTTTTTCTTTTGAATTATTTGTATCCGCCCACAATCTAAAGTCTAGATACCCATAATCACCTGTTTTTTTTCCTAAAACATAAGCAATTTGAGTTTGCACTGCTACTTCAATTACTTCTAAAGCATGTAATAAATCTATTCTAAAATTTTTATCCTGATAATATCTACTTATTACATGTTCAAATTCCTTGGTTTCATAATCTATAACCTCTAGATCACCTTTGTTAAAAGGTCTAGCAAACTCTTTAACCGTGTAGTAGGAAATATAACTTAAAGTTTCTGCAGCTCTTTCCTCATCTTTAAAAGACATATTTCTCGACTTAAGTATCTCAACTTGTTCCCTGAAGGTCTTGGATTCGTAACCGTTCACATTTTCACCTCTAAAAAAAGCCCCACGTCAGGCGTACCTGTGTCAATCGAATGACTGTGGGGCTGTTGATGTTATATGCATATAATATTTGATAACTAACTTTTTGTCAATCGCTTTGCATCTTTTTCTGTTGGTATTGTTAGCAATTAATTACAAGGATATTTGCTATATTATTGCATACCATCAGACAATATTACTACTTTCAGGAAATTTAAAACAAAAAAGAGGTAGCAGACAATTAAGCCCACTACCTCTACTAATTTAAAACTATTTAATTGTCGCACCAGTACCTGTTCCAGCGTAAATCGCAACTCGTCCTTTGACGTCTGTGTCAATTAAGTAGATATCTTTTGCTGGATTACCCACGATATTGTAAGTTAAACCACCGTAAGCTTTTGGAGTCAATAAATGGATCTCATTGCCAACTGTATAAGGTCCTTTGACACGGTATACACGCCAAGTATCAGCGCTTGCTGGTAAGTAAAGTTTCTTAGTGGTGTTAGCTACGCTACCACCCTTACCTGTGATAGTAGCGCCCGTTCCTGGACCAGCATAGATGGCCACCGTGCCCTTAACGCTAGTCTTAATCAAGTAAACATGAGGAGCTGGGTTACCTAAGATGTCATAGGTTAAACCTCCAAACTCGGAAGGTGTTAACTGGTGGATAGCGTAGTTACTAGTGTATGGACCACTTGCGTTATATACTCGCCATGTTTTAGCACTCGCTGGTAAATGTAATTGCTGACCAGTTGACGTTGTAGTTGCTGGATTAGCCACATACAGTTTTGATTCTGGGAAAATAAGGTTAGGGTTCTCTAGCTTATTCCATTTGACCAGCTTGTCAACCGTTACACCATATTTATTAGCAATTGCACCTAGAGTTTCACCAGTCTTAACTGTGTGCATCTTAGCAGTTACAGATACATAACCATCATTTTGAGTTGTGTTTGCAGCTTGTTCTGAAACTTTATATCCTGCTAATTCTGCTTTAAATTCACGCCATTTTTTCCAGTCATTCCATTGCCAGTTACCCGGACATAGTTTACCAGACACGTCATAATGACGGATAACACGTTCATCCGGAATGTTATATTTCTTCTGTAATTGCTTAGTTAGCCACTTAGCACGTTTGATAGTTTCAGGGTCGAATTCCCAATGCCAAACGTCTGAACCAGTTGATGTATCTTGGCACATCTCGATACCTATGCTGTTGTTGTTAGTCGCACCATAACCGTGATAGCCATTATAAACGCCCTTACCAGTACGGTATCCATCTCCAACGTGCCATGCTGGTGTGTCATCTTCTACTACTTGCACAATGCCGTTTTTGTCAACGAAATAGTGTGCTGATGACCCACGATACACTGACTTAAAGTAGTTGGCATTTCCCCACGCTTGTCCTTCAGCCCCCACAAAGTGTTCAATGATCCATTGCGGATTGTTTAGGCCTTTTGTTCCCTTGTTAATTAAAGTTAAGTCTTTTTGGATTGTGTAAGACATTATTTAACCTCTCCTTTACTGGACTGTTTAATCAACTCATTACCAAATACAGTCACTCCTGCAACTAGAACCGCTTGCACGATGTTATCTGCAGTATAAGCACCTAATAACAATGGTGTGAATCCGATGCTGATAACGAGAATTGTTAATGGAATCCATTTGTTACCTAATAGCTCTGTCCCTTTCACAATCTCACCAATAATAAAAAGGACCGGCATCATGACCAGTCCTTCTTGCACGACATAATTTAAAATGTCCATATATCTATCCTCCAAACACTTTTAATAATGCATCAATGATAATGTAGATAATCCCACCGCTACCTAAGATTGTTAGCAATAACTGACCTCGATTTTCATCCACTGACTTTTTACGTTCATCTGCTCTTTTCTCAGAGTCCTGATTACCCTTCAAGACCGCATTCAGTATCTGTGCGTTTTGGTCATTCTGTTTCAGTGACAGTTCCCGCAAGTGTTTATTACTCTCATCAATACGTGAGTATCTGTCTTTTAAATCATCGTTGATGTTCTTGATTTGCTTGAAAATTTCTTCATCATTTTCTTCCAAGCGTGATATGCGTGTTTCGTGGTCTTGTGTTTCCATCTTCCACATCCTTTCTAATTTTGGGCAAAATAAAAGAGCAACCCTTGGGCACTCTTTTAATAATTTTTCTTTAATGTATCGTGTGTTTTGTATAGACTCTCTCGCAATATCTCTAAATTATTATTAATAAACTTCTTATCACTGTCTTGAATTCCATGTACTTTTTGTGGATCTAAAATGATATCACTAACCACTTCTTTTAGTATATTTATCTGTCTTTTGATTGTTAAAGTAGCTCTTAAGGTATGTTTGTTCGAGATTAGATGCTCATAGACTTTATTAAATTCAAAATCAATGACCTCAATATCATTCAAGATACCTTCAGCTAAACTATCTGAGTCGTTACCGAAATCAATTAACATATTATGCAAGTCAATATCATTGGACATAAGAATCTTTACTTCATCTGTAAGAGTGATTATTGCATCTATTTTCTTTGGTAATTCTTTTTTATCGTTACATTTTTTTATTTTTTTAGATAAATAGTTAGTAATAACCGAAGCCAGTAACCCTAATAAGAATGTCAGTAATATTGGCCATAAACTTGTCCATGCAGAACCTCTTAAAACATCAATTAATTCTTTAAACTGCTCATCTGTCATATAAAACCCACTCCCAAACTTTTACTATAATATAGCATATTCAGTCAGAAGTAATAACTTAAACGGATAATAAGCTCGTCTTAGTTATTTATAATTTCAAGGTTTCCATTGCATATTTTCCAAGAACCTCATGGCTACCCTCAAATATTGTTACTTCAACATTTTTGAAGGATTTATGAAGGTGGATATCTCTGTCACCTATTTTCCCTTCGATTTCCTTACCACGTCTTTTTTCTAGAAGATATAAAATTTCTTCTTGGCTAATTTCTTCTTCCCCGAACTCTTTTGCTAATTTATTGTAAAATTTCAAAGAATGTGTCATTGGGACTTCCCCAGTGTAACCGTCATGGACACCAGCATAAATTTTTAATTTTGTTTCTTTTAATTTATCTTTTGGTGTATTCATAAAGATTGGCGAACGCCTACGTGCATCTTCCACATTCAAAGTATCGTTTGACTGGGTAATTGCCCATATATCCTTATGGTAATGATTACCTCTGCCCAATGACTCATAATACCAATCTTCTATGTTAGTAATTGGTACCCACACCATATAAGTGTTAATTTTATAATCTGATTTAAAAAAGTGGCTTAAACCAGCGTGACCGCCACCACTTACACCCAAAATATAAATTTTTGACTTATCTACATTACCCTGACTAATTGCATACTCAATAGCGTGGTCAATATCAGATACTGCCTTATCACTAGCACAAGAGTCTGGATGATTATTAGGGCCTTGGAAATTGGGGTGTATGTAATTCCAGTCAAATTCTGCTGCTTTATCGGAAATCAAAACATCATAATTATTATAAGTTGAACCCCAATTATGCAATCTAACTACTAAAGGCATATTAGGTTTGATTGACTTTCTAAAATAAAAATTTTGGCCTTTATAACTAGTTTTAACTGCGCTTTTATGTCTTTTACGACCTAAATTTAATTTCTTTAAAATTCGACTAGACACTACACTACCTCCTGAGTTTTTTTCTGTGATTTAACTCAATTATAGCATGTATTACGCAGTTAAGAATATCTATTTTAGTAATGCTCGAAAGGTCTTTGGCCGTCTAATTGCTCCAAAGTGGTTAGAGCGGAATTTCTAATTCTTAGTTTTCCGTTTTCGCCTTTTTGACCTATATCATAAGGGCTACCATAACCAACACATCCATCAAGCCACATATTGACCCCGTCATAGCAATCAAAGTTTACTGCGCGACTTTCTGTTGGTGAGTTAGATTCAAAACCTACAACTCCCAAGTTAAGACTTTCAGTTCCTGTGTTACCTGTCGCATCTTCGGCGATATTAGCTCCCTTGTTTCGGTAGTACGCACCGCCAATACGAATGATAGATCCACCGTCATGTGTTGTTGAACCTTGGTCATTATCGTCCGCGTCGTTCCCGTTCTCAAAACCTTGGCAATCAATTTCAATTGACTTAGGCACAATGCCATCCTTTGCATGGTAGTTAAACCCGTCTTTTTGACTGTAACTTGCCTTGCAATTTTGGAAGATAGATAATGTAGCACCTTGAAGCATAACCGCATCTTTGTTCTCATCCCCAGAGAATAGGAAGTTGCTATCTTTACCGAACACACGTAACGTATCACTAGATGAAGTTGATCGTGCTTGTAAAGGACTAGTTGAACCGTAAATTGTAACGTTCTCAAGGTATAGGTCCATCGTACCTTCGAATATCGTGTTAGCCATAGCGCTGGATAAAATTAAGCCGTGATCGTTCAAACTATGTCCTGTGATATTTCTATCGTTATATGTACGCACATATAACTTAGTTCCGTCGTGGTAGTAACTGTTTAGTGTATTGTTAACTTCTTCAACAGAATTTACTTTAACTAATGGTAGAGGTATACCAGCAACCTTTGAAGTGGTGTCAGCAGCATAATTACCAATACTCCCCCTAGTTGCTTCATACACGTTCGGAAAAGAGGTATTCTTACTAAAGACAGAGCTACTGTTTGAACTGATATGTACGTCACCATGTCCAATAATAGAAAGGTCACCGGTGTGGGTGGTTTTCGACATTGAGAACGTTCTTGAGTACACACCTTCCATTAAATGTAACTCTTTGATATCAGACTTGTTCAGCGCTGTATTAATAGATGCGAACGGTTTTAAGGATGATCCAGAGTTAGTATCACTTCCGTTAACCGGATCTACATAATAAGCTTTACCAGTTACTTTAAACTTAGCTACGTCAAAGTCTGCGTAGAAACCACCTTTACCGTTGGTTGTAATAACATAAGCTAGTGGGTTGTTTGTCCATTTGAAACCTGTTGGATATTGGTACGGAACTTCAATAGGATAAGTTGATGGTTTAGGTAATTGATTTTTTAAATCTTCAATTTTCTTATCAACCAACAACGTAGCTCGTAAGTTAGTGCCACTTTGTAAAATGTAATAATTAAATTTAGCTACATAAGTAGATTGTCGGTTATCTACCCGTAAACGAATATTTGTAGCGTTCGTAGGTACTGTAACACCTTCCAACACATACCAACCATTACCAGCATAGTTCAAGTCAGTAATCGAAACAGATTCCACACCATTTCTAAACTCAAGGCCAACTTGTGTTGCGGTAGCATTCTTAGTCATTTTCAAAGCGACACTTATTGTATCGCCAACCTTAACGTCTCCACCTACTGCTTTCGTGACAAAATAATATCCATTCGCTGAAATTGTTATTTCTCCATCTTCGCCTACCGTTGCGTTAGCGGAGCTATCTTGACTGCCAGCGGGACTGAAATTTAGTAGATTATTTTGTTTAAAGTCATTTTCCAGAGATTTAAAAACTTCTTGTAATTTCAAAGAGTTCCAAAAAGTTTCTGCTAATTTCGTAGTAGTTACCGTGCCATCTTTGAGTTCAATACCTTGATAGTCCCCAAAATCTTCCCATGCCGATCCGTTCCAAACGTATATCTTAGCCGGGTCAGTTTCTCGCACCAAAGCCACACCGGATGCGCCATTTGGATAAGTCGTTTTTAATTCATTTAGTGTATTCATAAAAATAGATGGACCACCGTCTAATAGCGTTGCCACCCAACTATCGAATTCAGATTGCGAAACTGATTCTTGTAATTTTCTAGCCCAATCTAATGTCTGGTCTGGGTCTAAACCTAAATTGACCGCAAATTGGATTACCAATTCAGCTAACTGTGCCATAGTCTCCCTTGTATCTTTTCCGTAAGCCTTATTTCTTAGGTGATTGGGTACATTCGTTGCTTTTATCCCATTTATTATTTCATCATTACTTAAATGTGTGAAATCCATATTTTCGTAAGCCAAATTTAATCAACTCCTTTAATTATTTGCATTAAAAAAGACCACTATAATTTAGCGGTCTTCTTTAAATATTATTTTTTTCTTCGCTCTTTATATGCTACATAATCATCTAATGACTTCTTGCTTATGGTAAAAAACGTATAGTCACAGAATGGGCAAGCACAATCATGATCATAACCATCTGGTGCTGGGAAATGTATTTTATAAATATAAGAAGTTTTCCCACACTGATTACAAATTTCTTCTCTTAAAAATCGTGCCATAAAATTTCCTCCTTTATATAAGCGATACATATATATTATCACTTAAAAGAGGTTTTAAACAGGTCTTGGCAAGCTCGTCGTATTATCCCCCGTAATACCTAAGTATGCTTGTGGATTTATCGTATTACCACCACTATGGAATGACCCGTTTGGACTAATTTCATAATGTAAGTGAATAGCATAATCTCCACCAGTATTACCCATAGTACCAATTCTATCTCCAGCCTTAACTGTTTGACCTACACTTACGGATATACTAGCCAAGTGCATGTAATTAGACCAGTACGCATCAGCCGTATGCTCGATGTAAATTGCATTCCCAATACCGCCAGACATGAACTCTGACTTACGCACGACACCGTCAGTTGTCGCATGTATTGGATGACTTGCACCGCCACCGCCGATGTCCCAACCACTGTGGAAACCGCCTGACCTATCACCATAACCCATATCTGGTTGAGTAGACTTAGTCCAAAAATTGATACCACTTCTGTTGTAGTCCACTGGGAATACACGATTTGTAGCATATCCATCACTACCTACCGGCGGGTCTGTTGGTGTTGTAGGTGGGGTTAAGTTCTCAATCAGTTTACCAAGGTCTTTTATTTGTTTCTCAATACTAGGTATCTTTTCGGTTGATACTGTCGAGTATAGTTGGCTTAAATCAGCGTAACTATTACGTATGTCTGATAACCGTTTGGATTGGTTTACGAAACTATATGACAATTCTGTTAACTGTTGTTTCATATTTTGTGTGATCCATTGGTAATCATATATTGTTGATAACTTATCTCCAATAACCATTGACGATTCTTGAGGTGACACAATGTCTATTGTTAATTCAACGCACCGTAAGTAATTATCCAAGTTCATAACTGGGTTCATGACATGATAATCATAACCAATTTTAAACTCCTCTGGCGCTTTTCCAATAGTGTGTAAGTCGTAAGCTGTCAAAGTGTACTGGGTTTTAACTGGTTGTATTTTCGCCATGTATTCTTTACCTTTGGTTAGTAGAATCTTAGGATCATTTACATCCTCCCAAACAACCGACTTGCCTTTGATAGTGTAATACTTGAATAAATCTTCCCTGTCTATATAGGGCTTACCGTTATTCACAGAAGCTATGGTTAACCGTTCCTCACTTGCGTCGGTAGCAGTTTCATCTTCCGATTCAATCCTTGCTCCAAGTGGTGTAAGTCTTGTAATAACCTCTGTTGCGTCAACTGTACGACTAAGTGTTCTCAAGTTCTTCCCCAGTTTGATAGTCGTTTTACTTTGTTTACCGATACGTTTTAACACGTCTAAATAACGAACACCTTTATCATACCTGATAGACAGTTCCCCACCTAAGCGGTCAATAATCTTATCCAATATCTCCTCGTAAGTGGTTCGTGTAGCTGATAAGTATAGATATTGAAAATCATTAGAGTCCTCAACTTCAACAACACCTAGTTGAAATTTCTTAAAATCTTCAACCTGACCATTGTGCCAGTTTAAAATGCTAGTCATCAAATTCCGAGGACTACCTCGCCATTCAACGTGTCGTGAAACACTGTCCGTTAAATAACCCATCTCTGATTGACACACGAACGATGTACTATGTAAACCGTTGCTCGCCATATCATCTGTTGGCATGTATACTCTACCCTTGAATATTGATTCATTGGTCTTGGTGTTTACAACTTCAATCTGTGTTTTTAGAGGTTGTATCTGACCGTAACCTTTATTATTTTGATAGAAACTAAAATCAAAAGTATCTATACCATCCACCATGCTTTTAACTTTACCTTCAACGAGTTTATTTGCTGATATATTTTGTTGGTGGATATCAATACGTTTACCGTCGTTGAAAATCGAAACTCTATACAAACTATATCAGCTCCTTCCTGAACTCGAATTTGATATTAGCTTTAACATGCGCATATATCTTAAACGTATTAACCCCAGTGTGTAGAATAAACTCGTCAATCTCATGTGTCCCAGCGAATAGGTTGAATATAATACCGTCGTGTTCGATAGATACCTTGTTGGACGTTGTGATTTTAGGTACAACGTCAGCAGCACCATTGTTAACCAATGTAACGTCCGTCCATTTAGTTTGTGCTTGTAAAACATCTTGTTCCATCAGCCAATAAGGCTGACCTTCTAGCTTGTAAGCCACACTACTTGCGGAAGCTGTTGTATCACGCATGTCAGTGATTTTATATGTTCTACCAAGTTGCTGAATATCAATATCTGCCCCACCGTCATAATCAGTAGCCCACGCTGTGTAACTCGCTTGATCACCAACTTTTAATTTCTTAAATTTAGACCAGTCAGATTGTGCTGTAAAGTTAACTTTTTGTGATACATCCGTTTCGAAGTTAAATAAATCCCAAATATCATTACCTTCTAAGTTTCTGCCAATCATAAATGGATAACATATAAACGTGAAACTAATCGTGCCATCTTCGTATCGATTATAGACACTACCTTCTTCTACTTCGGCTAAGAAGTAATAATCTGGGTATGTGTCATCCATCAACACTTGCTTACCATGGCTATTTAATAACCAGTTTACAAAAGCTGTACGTTTGCTATCCATTGTTAATCGATCAGTTAAACCAAATTGATATAAATTAACCACATAATCAATGCGGCGTTCCTCATATACTGGTCCGCCATAGATTTCGGAGAAATCATAGATGACACTAGTAAATGGTAAACTACCTTTAATCTTTATTTTATCAGGATCATGTATCGTTCTACTTGATACCGTGATACCAAATTTCGTTTGAATATCTTCTCCTTTAAAGTAAAAGCTATCTCCATATCCGTATGTCATCGTCTCATTCCTCCCTCTCTAAGTTTTGTGTTAACCGCTAGTTCATTTTCCACGAACGGAAATACTGCTCTACCAACTTCACGTCCATCCATGTTCATAACACCAACAAATTCTGTTCCAGTAATTGCTCGAATCAGTTCCATAATTAAATTATTAGTTTCAGTCATATCAACTGAGCCACCAGTACTTTCAAGCACCTTACTCCGTTGACTACTTGTAATTGGCGTAATTGATACTTTACCTTGTGCAATTTGAAAAATTTCCGGACCGGCTTCTCCTACTAAACCTGTATAGCCATCATACGCACTATCAATTCGTCCACCTTTAGCAAATTTAGGTAGTGCATCAAGATATTGTGCTAACGATTGATTATTGTTCGCAGATGTTCTAAAAGCCTGTCTAGATGGCCAAATTCTTGTGCCTTTAGGTAAGTTATGCAGTTCCCAATCATTACCAGACACACCAAATTGTCCATCAGGCGTTAAGTATGGTTCACGACGTCCACCATCACCTAACCAAACTTCTCCACCTTCCCAGCTTGGGTCACCAGTTGCTTTACCTTTAATAAATTTCTGAACAGTTTCATAAATTGTTGTGAATACAGATTTTTTACTTGAAGGCGCATTATTTACAGATCGTGTCCAATCATTTACCGCACCAGTATTACTACTTGCATTCGTACTTGTTGTTGCGTTTGTATTAGTAGAGTGAGTCTTTCCTTGCGCAGTATTCCACGCATTAACCTGTGAAGTAGGTGTCGGTGCATTTGTTGACGTTCTTGCTGAAGTACTCGTACTATGCGTTCCACCTTGAGCTGTGTTCCAAGCATTAACTTGAGCTGTAGGGGTTGGCGCATTGGTACTTGTAGTAGCTGATGTTGAAGTAGATTTAGCATTATTCTGTGCTTGATTCCATCGTTCAACTGCTGGGCTATTAGCACTAGCATTTTGTTGTGCAAACATTACACTTGTTTTGTTTGGCGGAAGAATTTGCATTTCTTCATTCCACTCTTGAATTGACGGCGTATGTTGGTCAACATTACTTTCGACTTGAACTTTTCCGAACTTAGTTTCAGTCATTAATCCAACTTCACGATTGTAGTCAGATAAGTTTTGTTGCGTCTCTTTCACACCAAATTCAGTCACAGTGACTTGTCCGTTCTTTTCCTCAAGTTCTGAGCCTGTCCACTGTTCGATTAAATCCATAACCTGTTGTGTAGCATCTGGTGCATTTGTATCGATATTAGCTAACTTATCTAAGAATTCAGTACTATTCCACAAATCGTGATAAGTCATAAGGGCTAAAGTTTCTTCATCCATATTGGACTGCGCTAACATCATTTTTGTTTCGTACTCTAATCCGTCCCAAATTTCCTTATCTTGGAGAGCTTCTTTAATCTTTTGACCAGAATTAGTCATTACAATAGCTAATTTGGTTTCCCAATCAAGCTGGTCCCAAACACCCGCGTCGATTAACGCTTGTTCCATAGCTTCGCCTGAATTGCTATGTAATATAGCTTCTTTATTTTCTGGATCAATACTATCCCATATCCCTAAAAAGTCTAGATATGTTTGTGCTGCAATACCTGATGTTGTCGTTAGGATAGCATCTTTCTCAGTGGGATCTAGTTGCTCCCATAATCCGATATCTTTTAATACCTGTTCCAATTCTTCGGAAGTGTTAGTATTTAAAATTGCTTCTTGTTCTTTATAGTCAAGACTATCCCACAGGCCGTTATTCACCAGAAAAGCTTCAGCTTGTTCACCAACATTCGATGATATTAATGCTTGTTTCTCTTCCCACTCAAGGTCAAACCATGCCATATTAGTTGCCATTGCTTGACCGATGAATTCTTTAGCATTTGAATCTATATCAGCATTCTTTGCGTAATATTCTAATTGTTCCCAACCTTCTTGTGTAGACGCGATTTCTTCAAATGTTTCAGCAGCATTTGTATCAAGTTCAGCAATCTTATGCTCAAACAGCATATTATTCCAACTATCATTCGCCTTGCGCATTGCTTCAGACATTTCATCTGTAGATACAGCAAATAAACTGGCTGTCTTTTCTTGACTGCTAGCAATTTCTTTATTCACATCTGCTATACTAATACCGTACTCACCATATGAATCCCTTAGGTTTTCTAGTATTTGTGCTTCATCAATCCCTAAAGCGCGTTGCTGTTCTACCATCATCGCCGCTTCATGTAACTGCTCAGCCTTATACTTCGCCTTTAATTGATTTTCTGCTGCAAGCATTTCTTCATTAGTTGCGCCAGCTTCTTCTCCCCATTGCCTCAAAGCTTGGAGGTCTTCGTCATATTGTTTTTTAGTTTCTCTACGTCTATTGTCACCTTCTGAAATTAAGTTACTTAATCTCTCTTTAGACATATCTTCATATTCTAAATTGTACGCTTTAAGTGCATTAATTTTTTCTTCGGCTGTCATATCCGCATTTTCAATTTCAATACGATACATTTCTTCTGCTGTATCAGCTATAAAACGTTTTTCAGCATCAGTTAACTCACGGCGTTCTTCACTGGCACGGTCATAAATTTTATTAACATTATCCTGATAACCTGAAATAATTTCCTGCTGTGTAGAGAGTCCTGTTTGATAATCTTCATTTACAGTTTTCAAAACCTCTCTAACGTTTTCAGGTAACTTATTAAAGGCTTCTTCCGATTCTTTACCAACTTTTGATAAATCTTCACTAACACTTTCGGCCAGACCGTTATAGGCCTCTTTAGCCTTTTGTGCTCCTTCTTCAGCATTGGTTGCCATCTCAGAATGAGCCGAACTCACTTGATCATTTACTTCATCGAATTCTGTGATAATTTCTCTACCGACTTCTCCAACGATACCACCAAAGTCCTTAGTATCTTGGGAAGCTTTATAAGCATCTTCACCCCATATCTTCCAAGCTGCGTATCCTCCCATTGCTACAGCTGCGATTCCTAAAGCCCAAGGTAATGTTGTGGCTAATGCTGTCGCTAGCCCACCTACACCACTTGCGCCCGCTGCAGTTGAGGCTCCTCCAGCTAAAGTGGTTAATGCTGTTCCAGCTGATGAAGTAGCAGGTCCTAGTGAATTAGCACCAGCTTCCAACTTGCCAAACATACGAACTAATTTGGAACCACCAGTATACAATGTACCGATACCATTACCAACTTTTCCTATTCCGGATAATACTGGTCCCGTTGCCGCTGCGAATGCTAAGAATTTAAGGGTAGTCTGTTGCGTTTCATCATCTAACTCATTGAAGCTATTCACTAATTCAGTCACGTTTTCAGCAACTGCTGTGATTGCCGGTGCTAAAGCTTCAGTAATTTCAATACCAGCCGTTTCTAAAGCACCCATCATTTCTTCGATGGTACCGGCTACGTTGTCTTGCATCGCTCTAGCCATCTCATCTGCAGCACCCGCTGAATTTTCTAAACTACGTGATAGCGTGTCAACTTTACCACCACCAGCTTCAACTAAAGCCATCATTCCTGACATAGCCTCTTGACCAAAAATCGTAGCCATCGTTTGAGCTTGCTGTTCTTTTGTCATGCCTTGCATTGAACCGGCTAATTCTGTGACGATTTGAGACATTGGTTTAACTTTTCCGTTCGCATCAAAGGCATTAAAACCTAATTCAGCCATCGCATCACTAGCTTGTTTAGTTGGCTTAGCAAGTCGAGTGAAAGCCCCACGAAGTGTTGTTCCGGCTTGACTACCCTTAATACCTGCATCACTCATAATACCAATTGCAGCTGCTGTATCTTCGATACTTAACCCTAGAGTATTGGCCATAGGCGCCGCATATTTCATTGCTTCAGCCATGTCACCAACTTCAGCATTGGTATCTGCCGCCGCTCTTGCAAAAACATCAGCAATATGAGCGGAATCACTCGCTTCAAGCCCAAATGCATTGATAGCAGTTGCGGCCGCTTCAGAAGCCAACGCTACATCTCCACCAGATACTGCAGCTAAATCTAGCACACCGGGCATAGTGGCCATGATTTGACTTGCATCAAACCCAGCACTCGCTAAGTTTTCCATACCCTGTGCTGCTTCACTGGCACTAAAAGCGGTAGAAGCGCCTAATTCCTTAGCCTGTTCAGTCATCGCTTCAAGTTCGCCACCAGTTGCCCCAGCTACAGCACCTACTCTTGACATTTGTTTCTCAAATTGGATCCCAACTGTAGCAGCTGCTGCTCCCATAGCAACTAATGGTACAGTTACAGAAGTAGTTAACTTACTACCCACAGAACCAATGGCGCTAGAAACAGACTTAATTTTCCCACCAGTTTTCTCCATTTTATCTGCAGTATCGGCGAATCGGCCACCGGCGTTCACATAGTCTTCCGTTAGTTTTTGTGCCTGATTAGACATTTCTGCCATACTGATTTTTGCTGAGTTTATTTTACCCGGCATTTTTTCAAGCTCTTTATTATAATTAGCTTGTGTTTTCTCTAATTCAGATAATTCATTTCCAAGAGCGTCAGTCTCCGCTTTAGACTCTTGCCAAGCTTTTTTTGCTTCCTTAGTTTTGGTTGCATTCCAACCCATAGTATTACCGAGTTCTTTATACTCTTTTTCTAGTTGATCAGTTGTCGTTTTAGATTTAGAAAAAGCATCAGAAGTCGATTTTATATTTCGTTCAGTGACTTTTAGATTAGAGCTAAAATCTTTTTGAGCTGACTCTAATGATTTAAGTTTTCTAGCTTGAACATCGTATTGTCGTTCCAGACTTTTCAATTCAGTTTGGAATTTACTTGTAGCCGATGCATTATTCCCTAGCTCAGCCATTGCTAGCCTTGTTTCTTGTGCCATGGTCCGAGCTTCTTGGCCAGCTGTTCTTAGATCATTCTTATACTGATCGACACCTTCCGCCATCAAGCGGACACCTATACGTCTTAATTCAGACATTCGTTACCTCCTCCCTATAAGAAATTAATACCTGGCATTTCAGATGGTGTACTATCGTTATCTGATTCTTTTTCACTGTTTTTTGTTAATTGGTGTAACATTTCAGAAATCGCTAAAGCATCATGTTGATATAAAAACTCATCCATCGTTATGCCAAATAGCTTTCTGGACATAGTATAGAGATAGTCAAAATCTATGCTTTGTCTTTCTGTACTTCCTCTTTGGTTTTCTTCGCCTTTTCCTTCAGGTCTTCCACTGGTGGATTGAAGGCAATGTCGAAAAAATCATTATAGAATTTAATTGCTTGATAAGGTGTGGTATTTTCTGCAACTTCTTCAAACGTCACGTCTAATCCATTAGCTTTCATGACTGCAGTCGCAAATTTGACCATAGCTGTATTGCCATCAATTTGTAATTGCTCATCAAATTTTGATTGTGTGTAGTCAAATAATTCTTCCATATAAATCCAAACTGCATTATTTACACGATATTCTTTTTCTTCACCAGTGATATCAGATGTAAAAGTCTTAACTGTATTTTTAAAAATATTACTCATTAAAATCCTCCTAAATATAAAAAAGAGGCCAAATAAGGCCTCATTAAATTAAACTTGTGGGTCGGCACCGGAAACTAAACACTCTGCTAAAGTGGCTTTATCAAACCAACCTTTTTCTAGCAATGCATCACGATCATACAATCTAGCTGTTGCAGCGCTTCGTAAATCCGCTTTCACATATAGAGTATTGTTTAAATCATCTGCAGCATCTGCAATTGCAGGGCGATAAATTAAAGCATTACCTACAATAGAATATGAAGTGATCTGTGCTTCTTTAGTATCCGTTTCAGTTTGTGGATTTAGACCAACTGGTTGCAATTGACATTTTGGCATATTCACAATTACTTCCCCACCATTTTCATCTGTCATTGGGAATGCGAAACGGAAGAATTTTTGAATTGGGTTTGAGTTGTACCCATATACTCCTTCACCTAATTTAATTGCGCCTGTCATACGTTCAGCAAACCCCTCCGGTAAGTATCCAGCAGATAAATTGATTGTTAAGTCTGATACTTTCCCTAAGTCCGAGTGTTTTTTGTTTGATAAGAAAATCGGACTAGATTCATATGTCATTTCAGTTTCTGCAGATTGTAATGAGGGTACAATTTCAACCTCTTCTGCGTACACTGGAGCTTTTGAAGCTGTTTCTTCATTAGTCATTTCTTGGAAATAACCATCACCTAAACCGGTCATTAACGTTTGTTTCTTAACTTGTGCCATAAAATGTACATCTCCTTTTTGTATAAAAAAGACAACTAGTTTTTAGCTAGTTGCCTATAGTGTCTTGTTCAATTTGTTTAATTATTTGTTCTTCTGATTGTTCAGCAGCAGGCCTTACATGCGGTCTAGGCCTATCTTTGTAGGTACCAACTTCATGGAAATATAGATGAAAATTAGGCCGTTTATCCCAACCAATTAATCTATCGTTTGCATCCCTTTCAAACATAATACCCGCTACACCGGCACCTGTTTTATTCAATCCCTTTGAACTTGCAATTGATTTAGCTTTATTTACAATTAAATTCGCACCTTTATCCATTGCTTGTGGTAAACGTTCTGATTTTCTGATTAAATCTTGAATATCACTATCAATTGATGAGTCATCACCAATCATTTCTGCCTTAACTCTCACGAACGCACCTCCAAGAAATAATGATAAACTGGGTAGTTTGTATTATTATCAGTATCAGTCGCTTCCAACCAATCGGTGGTAAATAGACCTGCTTGCTCTAATCTATTTTCGATTTCACTGAGCATATTATCGCCCTCCACGTCCAATGGTGTCAGAGTAAACACGTCGACTTGATACCAGATATTACGATTAGCTTTTTTATTTGATAACCTGTCAGCGTAATTATTACCTAGATTAAATCTTATAAATGGAAATTTAGCATTCATGCTATTCCCATAAAACCAGGTATAATCTAGCCCTTTAAGAACATCAGCTATATCAGATTTTAGCGTCACTATAGCCACCTTCTTTCGCTAGTAACAATTCTGTTTCGTTATTAGTAAAATCAGGAAATACCTTAACGATATCATAGGTTACAGACTCATCGTTATTTAAAATAGCAGTCATTCCACTATGTATATGTAGATTCAATGGCATTCGAACTTGCCTCTCTAAAGTAACATTTTGACTGCCAAACTCGTAACGATCTTGGCTGTGAATTCCCTGCAATCTAATAGGATAAGTCCCTAATAGTTTCAGATAAGTAGCACCGGGAATAGGTGTGTTATATTCGTCAATTTTAACTCGACGTTCTACTATCCCTAAGATGCCATCGTTATAAGCATTTTGAATTCGCTTATTTTTAATTGTCTTGTGCAGGCTCATTCAAATCACGCTCCATTGCTAAATTCAGGCCAAATGCATTCAAATCATGCAAGAAATTTTGATAATATAATTCGCTAGCATTAGCGCGAACATATCTTGCACGATCAAACACAAGCATCTTGCCTGTTTTATTCGTTTCAATATCAAAGTAGTCTGAATGATCTACAACATACTGATATGCTGACTCCAAGTTTCGTTTAAAAACTTCATCAGACTCTACACCTAGGCCAGTTTCTCTAACGTATAAGTCTTTAAATTCTTTTACTAGTTCTTTGCTAATTGTGGATAACATGATATCCACCTACTCATCAATCGGTTCTTTTGCTACAAAGCCCTCATTTTGCAAAAATGCTAGTCGGTCTGCATCCACTTCTCGTTTAGTCGCTGGGTAAACAGAAAAGTCGCCATCTACAGTGTAGTGACGACCTTTTTTATGTTCTCCTGTTTTTAGCTTATCTTCTACATCATAGAAGCCTTTTAATACTGGATATTTCTCCATATTACATACCTCCTAATTAAACTTCTGGATCTACTTCGACCGCAATAGGATTGATTGTATCTTGTTTTGCTAAGTCTGCATCAGCTTCAGCTTCAGGTACAGTTACACCTTCAATATCTGCTAAATCTAATACTACAAAGGCATTAGGGTTTTTAGCTAACCCATTTGAGAACATTTTTGCAATGAATAAATCCATGTCCTCAATTGCTAAAGTCTCTTCATATTTTTTAAGTTCTACATCACCAGCAACAGCTAACAAGTAATTTTTCAAGTTACCTAAAATAGCTTTACCTTCTGGCACGGCATATGATTTCACAACAGATTCCCCATTTGGCAATCCTAATTGAACCCAAGCACCAGTTTGTGTGTTTTGGAAGAATAAATTTGGAGAAATCTTAGTTTCGTAAGTAACAGGATTCACTACCAATGAAATTTTCCCATTCAACATCTTTTCTTTTGCTAATAATCCGCGAGGTCCACCGAATGATTTGGGAGTTAAATCGGTAATTTTAACAGCAGTTTTTTCTGGGTATACACCATCAGTTGAACCAGACAATTTACGCATAATACCAATAGGTTTTAACTTCCCGTCACCATTAATAACCGCTAACTCTAAAGTAGCTGCCATGACTTCACGTAAGAATGTAGTGACATATTGTGCTAGCCAAGTTGGTCCCAATTTAAAATAACCTTTTGGCAACGCAATAAAACCAGATAATTTAGCGACTGTCATATCTAATGATTTAAATGAACCAATTAAGATTTGACGAATATCTGCTGGAATTTCTGACCAGAATGCAGTTTGCTCTGCGTGGTCTGCATAGATGTATTTAATCGCCGCTTCAGTATAACGTGTATCAATTTCAGATAACACTGGGTGTTCTTGCGATAGATCTTGCATAATAGTCTCGATAATTGTTTTTGGAAACAACTCATCTAATCCGTCAACGGTTTGTTTTTCAACCGCTTCAGCAAAGAATTTCTTTTCTTTTGGCGTCATTTGTAAACGATTCGCACGCTTTGCCATCACAGTATCTTCATCACGCGCGCTTTCGTACTTAGCGATTTCAGCGTTCACTGAATCTTCCATAGATTCAGCCAAAGCTAATGAATACTCTTCAAATGCTTGTTTTTGTACCTCTGTTTCTTCAGATGATAATGCATCATACATTGCTTGTGTAGCTGACTGCAATTTATTTTCTTTTTTATCAGATAATTTAATTGTCATTTATTTTTCTCCTTTATATTTAAACGTTAAACGTTTTTACTAAGTTACTTAAAAATGCGTTTGGTTTCTTTTCAGTAGATTCTTCAGTTAACTCTTCATCTTCATCTGTCTCTTCCATATCTTCTAACTCATCATTGGCAGAATTTTCTTCGGCTTTTGTATCATCAGCCTTAGCTGAATATTTATTTAATAAGCTAGCGATTAATAAATTATCCTGCGATTCTACAGAATCACCATCTTTAACAGTTTTAGTTGCAAAACCAAAAGTTTCAGCTTGCTCTGCAGTTAACCATGACTCGTTTTCCATCAACTCTCCCAACTCATCTTCTGTACCGTTAAAACGTTCCATATAGATATCTCTATATGATTGTTCCAAAGATTCTAAAGCGCCGATTTCTTTTTGCAAGTCGCTCTTATTCCCAATGACGTATGCCCAAGGGTTATGAATCATAAAAGTAGTTCCGGACGGCATTGTTAATGTGTTCCCACAAGTTGCAATGACTGATGCTGCACTTGCTGCGATACCATCGATCACTACATCAACTTCATCAAAAGTAGATTTAATATAATTACGAATAGCTACGCCTTCTGTTGCATCGCCACCGTATGAATTAATGTGAACTGTTAATTTAGTTTTGTCTAATCGACTCGACATTCGACGAACGTACTCAAGTGTAACTCCGTCCCATGCATCACCAATCGTTCCATATAAAAATAACTTATCTTCTTCAGTTGAAACAGATGCTTTGATAGGCTCTTCTACCATCATTTTTGCTAATTTCTTATTCAGTATTCTCACCACCTTTCAATGGTTCAATGTTTTTGGTTAAGTAGTAAGCTGATGATTCTGCATTTTCTAATCGTTCATATCCTGCTTCTTCCCGAATATCATCCGGGCTAAATGAACCAATACCAATCAGTTTTTCTGCACTAGTAGCAATATCGAAAATATTGATATAACGTAATTTCAGAGTTGAAGCTTTTACATAATTGCCAGAAATATATTCTTGTGGTGTGTAAAACTTCCGATTAATTTCATCAGAAATCTGTTCAACAAGCGGTTGAATAACGTTAATCAAATATTCATCCTTATGTTGACTGACGTCCGCCATGTCACCATAAATTAATGATGGATGGATACCAACAACTTGTAGGACTGCATCGAGATACTCATCAGAAATTTTATTCATTTCATCAACCTGACTATTGGCAATACCGGTACTACTAGAATGTTCCTTGTACTCCATACCATCTTGTAATGGTACGACACCGACTGTTTTGTTGCTGAATGCTTTGAAAACTTTATCTACGAATGTTTGTAAATAGCTTTGGGCATTTTTTTGCTTACTTAGCGAACCAGTTAGTTTAGCTGTAGCACGCACTTGATTTGTCCTCATTGCTACTTGAATCAACCTAGCAAATAAGTCACCGTACGAATCATCCAATTGATGTACTAATCGTTTTAAATCAGTATTTTCATATTTTAGATGTATAACTTCTGTTTCACTAAAACTTCTATCCATATTCAAGCCATTTACAACAATGTCACTATAGATATTTGGGTATACAGCAAACTCTTTTACTTGGAAATCATCGGCTACCAAGAAATAATCTTCTCTCGTCACAATAATTAAACATTCGTTGTCCTCATAAAATAATTTACGAATAACTTTCTGCCAAAACTCTGTTGCATTATCGTTCAAGTTAGGTTGGACGTTTAAATGGTAATACAGGTCATCACGCTTAAAATTTCCACTGTCAAACGTCTTCCATTCAACAAGTGATAAAGACCTAGCCACCTTACCTAAAACCGTGTCTAACGCCCTCTGTTTCATTAATGTGGCATTGTAGTCTTGCTCCAATAAAGTAATTTCTTTGATGATATTTGCATCCGGGTGTCTACTAAAATAATTAAATACGCCTATAACCTTTCACCGCCTTTCATTTTAAAATTAGATACATTAGATCACCTCCAGAGTTCCGTTACGTCGCGACCTTTATCATCCATAACATCCCTCCTTTCACTAGAAATCTATGTCCGCTAAAATAAATTCCGATGGTACTTCTAAATTCGTATCTGCAAAATAAAAAGCATAAAACAGAGCCATGAAACCATCTGTCTTACGCCTTAATTCTTCTTTCTTTTCATATAGCTTATTACCTGAAGCGTCATATTTTACGAATACATTATTCGTGTACCACCTCATCATGTAATCATTACCCCAACGAATATGTTGTCCACCAAAAACTCTATCGATTTTATCTGATACTTGACCAGAAGCGACTCTAGGGTTATTTACCCAGACTACTTCAAAGCCAACATCTTCTAACGGTACTTTTAAAGTATTTAGTTTGTGTTTATCAAGTACTATTGTTTGAAGCATAGGATTCTCTTCTCGCATTTCTACAAACCAATCCACTATATGATTAACTGATATTAGTGGTTCGTCGATAATAGTAAGTAACCCTTCTTCTTCCCATTCTTTTATCGGTGCTTTAATCGTAAATTGATTTAAGAAGTTTTGGTTGACGAAACTGTGATGTTTCCAAATATATTCCTCTTTTTCATCCAAAAATAAAACACCACATGCAGTGAAGTCTCGTGCTTGCGCAAAGTCACAAGCGCCTAATGCTGATAATTCTGAAGTATCTTTAGGAATAGGTCTGGTTGCTGCTATCAACTCTTTTTTCGGTACCACAGTACGATTTGTATCTTCCAACAATGTATTCATATTTTTAATCGTAAATTTAATCTTATCCGTTTTACCGGACTGAATACCATAATAACGTCGTTTCTGTTGTCGCATATGTTCTTTGGCATATTCTGTCATTGGTGGGTGATACATAGGGTTAGCTTTTTGCCACATATCAAAATTATCCATTTCTGATAAGTCATCTAACTTACAAATCCAAGGAAACATCCGCGTATATGGATCTTCACCATTCAATATATTTTTAGCAATATCAATAGTTTGATCATAAACACCGTCACGTTGAAAACCGTTCGTACCGATATAGTAAGCTCTAAAATCCTTCACCTTACCACGAGCTGATTCAAATATTTCTAACTGGTCATTCTTTATATATTCATGAATTTCATCAAATCCAACGCAGGCGACTCGTAACCCATCTTTTGTATTAGTGGACGATGTTCTAAATTTTAAAATACTATTTGAATCAATCCCTTTTATATATTGTTTATTCTTATAAAAGTAGGATTTCAAATCTTCATTGCTGTCTAACATGTCATAAATTTCATCAAATGAAACCATCGCCTGGTCTTCGGAGTTCGCTACAATATCAACATTATAATTTCTGATGCCGTGAAGCGGACCAATAAAATAGTTACTTAATCCACTAAAGAGTCCATTTTTTCCTGAGCCACGGGCCATCGTCCAAAAATGCGAATCATAAAATAAGGCATCGGTACCATCTTCATTTATCCTTAGAAAACTAAAAGGAATTAAAAATTTCTGAAAATCAGCTAGAGGGAAATACCATCTTTCTATGTAATCAATGCAGTTTTCTATTTGCTCAACATCAAAATAAACATCATCTCGATTCAATACATCTCGCTCTAGGTATTCAAATAATTGAATACGTTCTTTATTTAAAATGATTTTTCCATCATCAAATAAATCCATATAATGCTTGACTGTTGGATACATCGTTTTAAATGTCATAGTAAATCACGTTTCATGGCCACAATTTTATCTCTTGGCTTTTCCGATATTATATTAGTAATTGCTTTATCAGATCTTGTATCATTTTTAAACTGTATAGAATCTAGCAATTTCATCATTGAGGCTTCTAATTTGGTCCATGAATTAATTGCAGGATTTTCTTTCAAAAAGCTTTGAGAACCATTAACAGTTTCAACAACTACCTCGTGCTGCTTTATTTTTTGTTCTAATTTCTTTTGGATATCGTACATCAGCAAGTATCGTTCGACCTTATCGACTTCAATCAAATTATTCATATCTATATTTTCTAACATATACATTTTTAATTTTGTTTTTGCTGGTCTAGCCATCAGACCCCCCCTTCCTTAAAGTGCCCCCTATTGCGTATAGGAATTTCAAAAAAAGTTCCACAGTCGCA